TCCCACACACAACTATGCGTATAAAAATATGCACTGGAAATTTAGAATGCATAAAATCGTCGCTCAAGCTTTTATTGTGAACGATAACCCGAAAATTAAAACGATTGTTGATCACATCAATGGTCAACGATGGGACTATCGTGTGGGTAATTTAAGATGGGTAAGTCCTTCTGAAAACGCGAAGAGTAAAAAGAAAGGACAAGCTATGGATATAGAAAATATGATTATACATCAAAAGGAGTTATTTAAAAAATGAAACATAACAACTCTTACATCTATCCGAAGACCGTCAGAAAAGAGATCGACGGAAAACGACACTATGATATTGATAATGGTAAGTGGAAACTGCCGTCGGTTACTACTATACTTTCTGCGACTCAATCATTCGAGAAGCGCGAATCGTTAAGGAAGTGGCGTGAACGAGAGGGAGCGGAAAATGCAGCGCGGATCGTGGCTACATCTGGTGCCAGAGGTACAGCGATGCACAAGATATTGGAGAAATATGTTATAGAGGAAGGTTATTTAGATCAAACAGAGGTAGGTAAAGAAGCACATAACATGGCTTTACAAGTCATACAAAAAGGATTGTGTAATGTTTCAGAATACTATGGGTCAGAGGCCACTTTGTATTACCCAGGACTATACGCAGGACAAACAGATTTAATTGGCTTACATAAAAATGAGTTAGCCGTAATAGACTTCAAGCAAACTAACAAACCAAAGAGACGTGAGTGGATTGAAGATTACTGCTTACAACTAGCAGCTTATACTATGGCACATAACTATGTGTATAAGACTGGTATTAGTAAAGGAGTAATTATGATGTGTAGTAAAGATAATTTTTACCAAGAGTTTATAATACAAGGACTTGAGATGAGAAGTTATATGCACAAATTTTTAAAACGTATAGATGAATACTATGAAGAACTAGGAGGAAAAGACTAATGAGATTAAGAGATCTACAACAAGTATTGGGTAAGTTTACCAATAATGAAAAAGGCACAATTATATCAGATTGTCCTATATATATTGAGACCATGGATGGTAGGCTAGAGGAGATTAGGAAGGTAGAACTACAAGAGAGTAAGTTAATAAACTCACCAGAACCTTGCAGAGTCGTACTCAAAGCAGAATCTTTGAAAAGATTTATGTCCCCAACTTTTAAACAAAGTTAATTAGATGTTCTTATTTTGGACACAATTTGAACACAATTTAGACCAAAAATACAACTTTGTGTTGCATAAATACAACACATATTGTGGCAAAAATGTGACACTGACCACCATAAGAGAAATATTGGGGGCATTAATTTTTTTTCAGAGTAAAAAAATTTGGCGTGGTCACGTGGTCAAAGAGGCTTTTTTGAGCTATAAGTGTTGGTATAAGCGAATAGTAGCACTACCAAGACAGCGTTTTTGCGTGGTAGGGCGTGGTCAAAGTTGGTATTCGGCGCGCGCGACCCTTTTTGTTTTTTTTAAAACTTTTTTTGCCTTAATATTTGCCTTATAATGAAATATGCCAAAGAGACGTAAGAAATCTAAATACAAATATGCAACTATTGGTAATAAGAAATATTACTTTTATAAAATAGTTTGGCTGGATCCGTGCGGAGATGCAGGACATGCGGAGGTAGACGAGATGAAGAAGTTAAAACCTGCAGTTATGATTTCACAGGCATACATATTTGATAAGGATAAGAATCACGTATGGACATTTGCATCTTATGATACAGAGTCTGCTGTATTTTCTGATCGTAATTGTTTTCCTAGATCAATAATAAAAAAAATGGAGAAGATAACAATATGAGAAAACTACTAGATAAATTTAATTTATGGTCTTTGTACTATAGACACGAGATAGTTTGGTTTGGTATTGGATCACTTACTACCTCTGGATTAATTATAATATTTTCAATAATACTATGAAAGCTTTAGTAGCTAAAACCACTTTAGTTGCACTCAAAGATTTAAAAAGTAAACGTCTTGAAGATAATTATAAAGAACATCCTTCTGATGAAATATACCAAAAATTAGAAAAAGCAGTTTTAAAAGAAGGTCTTTTATATCCTATTTGCGTTAGAAAATCTGATATGGTAGTCATCACAGGTAATCAAAGATGTTGGTTTGCAAAGAAAAATGGATATACTCATATATCAGTAAATTATGAAGAATAAGACCTTGACGAAGAACATGCCATTTGTAAAATGGAATGCTATACCGCCTGTAAAAGGGCCTGACTCACAAGGAGTAAAATATGGAAGTAATAAGAAAAATCCTAGCACTAATAAAAAGCGCTTGGGTAAAAACACACGAGTTCTTTAATCGGATACAGGGATCTGTTTTGTTTCTGATTTTGGTTGTGACTCTTCTGGGCTAATATCAATTAATGTTTTATGATCATCTAGAATCTTGGCCATCTTGGCTTCCAATTCTTTTTCTGACATATTATCTAAATTACCAGACAATATAAGTTTTTGATCAACGTAAAGTCCACCGGCTTTACCTCTGGCTACTTCTGCGTTTATAGCTGCAGACCACGCACCTTTTTTCATTGCGTCATCTCTTAATTTTGCAAGCTCACCAAGGTGTCTACCAAGGTTGATGTCATGTTTCTCTTGCACTTCTGCTCTTAACTCACCAATGTATTTTACTACAAGAGGAGATACCCTAGGATTACGTAATTCAGATGCAGCTTGTCTTGGTCTAGTCTTATAACCAGCTTCATAGGCTGCTTCAGCAGCACTCTTTCTACCTTCGTTATATACCAATAACTCTGCAAATTTGATCTGTCGTTCTGTTAATTGTTTTGGAAGTCCCATACTTGACTTATATCGTAATCTAACGTACAAGTCAAATTGATGAAAACTTTAATAATGATATTAGGATTAATTGGTGCATCTGCAGAGAGCCCTGTTCCAGATGGAACTAGCCTAATTGTAAAACAAGTTTACAACAAGGTGTACGATGAAAGCAGAGACAAAACTATGGCGTTTACTCCGCCAGAATACCCCAAAAATAGACTGGACTAGACTAGAATCTTGGGCATCTTTTGGTGTACCAGATCTGCTTGGATATAATATTTCATGCGGATTTTTTATGTGTGAGCTAAAGGTTACGAAGACTCACAAAGTATCATTCAGTCCACATCAAAAACTATTTCACATGACCAAGACAAAACGTAATTTTATCTTACTCCAAGACACTACTCTTGGAGTCATAAAACTTTATGAGAGTAAATCGATCCACGGTTTACTGTTAGATCACAGAGAAACACCTTCCCTCACAAACAATGATTGGAACCACGTTCAACGCTTGTTGCTTGACGCACCGCTTGACGCTTGAGGCTTGGCGTTATCCACGAATCGTTTTGAGTTGATCGCATGTAGCTTGTCGCTTGTGGCCTGGGGTTCAAAGAACCAAGAAGTGTCGCGGCCTTCCCGGCGACACCACAGGTAGTGATTGTACAGTATTGAGTCTTTGTCTTTACTTTGAACTGGCATGCATCTCCTCTAGATACTCATCTAGACCTACGTTGTCCGTGAAGTGAATTTTGCAGGCATCACCCCACCAATAACCGTCGACCGTGTTGGTCTGTAAGTTGACCCATATGTTTGGGCCGCCACCTGCAACCAGCAGCCTTGCTGCTTTATACTTATGATCACCGTAGGTGATCCATTCAATGTTGTAAACTCTTTCCATCCATTCATGGGCCGTCTGTAATTCTATCGCTTCCCCACCATCATCTTTGCTGATTTTAGGATTGCTAATATCGTCTGCAATGTGTTTACATTGATCGCGCAGCTGCTGCTTACAATCGTTTTTCTTTAATGCTGTCATCTTCCCCCTTTTGTTAGATATTGTATAACTTCTTCATCATTATTAAATGTTTCGCAAGTATCACATCTTTCAATGTGTGGTTTTCTGTATGGGTCATTTATAGGAATTGATCCATAAGATACAACTTCTTTAAAATAACCAACTCCATTACATTCTTTACATTTATTGTAGCACTTATCACATACAACTTTATCTAATAAATGATTGACCTCTTCAGTAAATTTTTTAAATTTAATACTACACTCTTCACATATCCATGTTTCTTTCATCGTATCCTTTCTGTTGTTATTAATACTATCTTATATTATCCCATAACCACAAGCTTGTCAAGCATGTCGCTTGACGCTTGGCGCTTGTGGCTTGATGGTCAACGCTTGTCGCTTGTAGGTTGTATTTCCATTCTTAATTTTATATTTAATATATCGCTGCCATGGCTCCATCTGTATTGATAGATCTGCAAGCAGCGTCTTGACCTGGCCATCTGTAGCCCGCTCTACTTCTATAGTTATTGTTTTCATCATTCCCCTTTCTGTTGCTTGTGGCTTGTTACTTCAGTTCTTTAGCCAACGATTTAACGTTGTAACAGGATTACTGTATCGCCTTGGCCAAGCTCTTCACATCCCGCTCGCATGTGGCTTTGGACACTAATAGCTTGACCCCAGATCCATTGACAGTAATACCAATTGCGCTTGCCAATGGATCAGGGCTCAAGCTAGCAATTAACTAGGTGCTTGACCCCAGGTCAGTTGTCCACCAGTGAAGCTGGGCCAATATACTAATGGGTTATTAACCATTGCTACATTTTTATAGTCCAACATCTGACCAGGGCTCAAGTTTTTTTAAACATAGCCCATATCAGAGCCACCAGGAAGAATGCCATTAGCATTCTTAATTCCATAGGCGACTGTGTAAATATCAATTGCCAAAACTCTACCATCTAGGCAACCCTATTAATATTAGTACGTGAACTAAAATTATCATAAATATCCAAAACGTCATTTAATTGTAGCGTTCCCAACTGCCATTCTCCAACCATCAGCGTCTAAATCCCAATAGACTAAACATGGGTTGCCTTGTTTTGATACAAACGCCTTCCCCTCTGTTCCATCAGGTTTATCGTACTGACCTTTTCTAGTTATAAACTTTTTATGTTTTTTTGCAAAGTAAGTAATGTAAAACATATTTTCCTTTCTATTTGTTTATGGGATATCATAGCATAATATCCCATAGCTGTCAATAGTTAAATATCAACCTTTAATATCGGTCAACTAACTCCGAGTGTTTTTCTCCCTTATCCTCTTTCATACTTTTTATTATTGATTCAGTAGGTGTGCCATCATTAACAATGACATACTCAACGTGATCTTCATCGTTTAAAGTTTCCAAAGCGACTTTTTTTTGAATAGCTTCATCGATAGTCTTAAAACCTTTTTTGGCTTTGTAGTCTGTTTCGTATTCAACTCTGTCACCAATCTTTGTTTTTCTTAATATAAAGTATTGCATATTTTCCTTTCTTTTGTTTATGTGTGGGATAATATCATATTTGATATATGTTGTCAACCCATATTTATTTTTTTTTATACTTGACATATTATCCCATATGAAGTATAATGTCATTAGAAAGGATATAAAAATGAGCTTTACATTTTGGATAGTTATGTTGATCTTGGTTCACATTGGGTTTTTATTCATGTGTCCATGGGAATAAAAACTTGGCAGGACAAAAGAATAAATGCAATCAATCGTAAGATAAGTAGGGTCGCTAATAAACAAGCGATGACCGAAAAATACATTGATGAGCATTGGAAGATATGCAACTCACAAGCGAATAATAAAAGGGGGTATAAAGATGAATGTAAGAAAGAAACTTGTTAAAGAAATAAAAAAGACAAACCCTGATCTGGCAGATGAGATACAATATATGTCGGTAAAGGAATTTAAGGCGTTGATGGAAGTATTTAACGTATGGTGTAGGTTATGATTTTGGGCTAACATATTTTCCCATAATAGTCAATAGACTATGTGTCCAAAATGGGTCGGCCCTAACGGGCTGA